TTCGGTCATATCGGGAGTCGGTGTCTTGTTCACGGTCTTGCCTTTCAAAAGTAAAAGGGCGACGACACTAGCCGCCGCCCTTGTGTCGATTACTCCAAAGTCAACATCACCGGCGCGTACTCACCGGTTGCTACTGTCGTCAAGGCATGACCTATCTGGACTTCGGTCTCGGCATCCTTGAGCTGCACCGCGCCATCGGTGCCGTCCGACAACGTGAGCCGGTTGCCTTCAGTGATCGTACCATCGGCCAGGCACGTTGCCTGCCCCTTGGTTTGCACCCAGGCAAAATAGCCAGAGGTAATACCTATCATCGTCACACCCGTTGGAAACGGATCGATGATGGTGCCCTGGGTAGCATCGGTGATATGGCAGTTATTGTAACGGCTGGCGCTAATAGCCCAATCACTAGCACCAGTAGCAAGTGCCGTCACGATAGGATCGTAGAGCGTGAACTCGACCGCATCGCTGCTGGCCGCGCCATTGCTCTTAATCCGGTACGTGAACCCTTCGCCAGCGCCATCGGTGGTATGCAAGTACGAACCTGCATAATCGTTGGCCGATACACCCTGGAAGTCAGCCGGGGGTCCAGCACTGCCTGATGCCGTCAGCGTGACAACAGTAGATCCAGCTGTCCCGGTGGCAATAACGCCATTCGTAATCTCGTCGGCGGCACCCGTTGACTGATCAGCGCCAACCATCTTTCCTACCGTCACCGCAGCATCAAAGTTGCAATAACGGAAGATGCGCCCATCAATCAGTTCCAGCTTTTCTCCCAATCCGTACTTGGCGGTTGACGATTCGGTGTAAAGGCCGACGTTGCCCGCCCCGCCTATGCGACCAATGCCAAAATTGGCATTATCGTTACGTGCCATTGTTCATTCTCCTTCGCCCGTTTCTAGGCTTAAAAGCCGCATTGGCTTGCGGCTCGGATTTTAGTCATTGATGTTGATGACAACACCCTGCCGACGACGGTTGCTGGTCGTCAGCTGAAGGCCTACGATAATAAAGGCGACCTTCGCCAGCTGATTGGCGGGCTCGCGGAACGGGGTCTTCGCAAAGTTCATCCCGTTCTGCATCTTCAACTTCAAGTAGTTGGTGTTGAGGAAATAGATGCGGTTGGAACCGCAATCCCGATCATACTGCACCGGAATACCACGATACGAAGGCAATCGCCCATCTACGCCCGGCGAATCCTTGGAACTAAGGCGTTGATAGCCCGTGCCCTCGAAAATCTCCTCATAGTCAGCGTAGATGCTGTTGGTGGTAAAGATATGGGTCGGCTGTTCATTGCCTTCCGACACCTCATTCCAGAGCGTCGACATCCGAATCATGCCCTCGTAGAAATTGGTGTTGGTGATCGTCTTGAAGGACGTGTCGCTCGTCGCGTCCTCCGTTTTGTTCTTCCACCAGCTGTTGCCGCTGACGGTGATGCCACCCAGGGTCGTCGGCGACGACGCCGGAGCATTGGCAATGATGTCCTGAAAGCCCAGCGGGCTCTTGCCGGTTTGCGCGGAGTAGATCGAGCTGTTGATCTGATCGCGCAGGGTGAGCATCGACTGCTGCGTCTTGGCTTCGAGCAGCTTCATCGCCGCATCCGACTTCCGGTTCTCCATCTCCTCAATATGATTAATCGTGATGGGACAACTGGCGTAACGGAACGGGTAGAAAGCCGCCGTGATACCATCGACAGCATCTGTATTCAGCACATCGTAGCCGCTGAAGTATTCGGCAGAGTTACCAGAATAAAGAATATCTTCCTGGATCTCTTTGCCTCCTGTTTCCATTTCCAAGGATCCGCTTGAACGAAAAGCCTCCAACGTCGGGTACGAGTCGAAGAAGTTGTCGGTCAACCTCTTGCGCTTCGAACGCATCGTCAGTGTCCACGCAGCATCCCAAGATTCGGTGGTGCTGGTATTAGCCACGGTTATTTCTCCTTATTACTCAAATCCAAGGCCCTGTAACTTGGACAAGACCTCGTTGTCGGTTAATGCCGATCCGTCGTCGGAGGCGTTGACCGATGCATTGGCCCGCACTGCATTTTTGGCTCCCCTGCGGGTCTGCTTGTTGGCGTCGCGCAGGGCATTAGCATTGCTGGCTGTGACACCGGCCACCTTCTCATAGGCCTCTTTTACGCTATAGGGCTTGCCCGTGTTGGGGTTGAGATGAGGTCCATTGCTGTCATTGGACATGAGACGAAGCATCTCAGGGGTCCACTTGGGGTTTCTCACATCCTCCCCGTGGACTTCTACCGCATCGGCCACCGCCGTGTTCGTGCGGTCCACGGCCTGCTGCCGAATATGGGTGTTTATGCTGGGCATAGCCGCCTCGCTTTTCTGGACGCGCTGTAACAAGGTGTTATAGCGGCCTTCCAGGTCGGCGAACTTCTGTTGTGTGCGCTGCTCTACATAGAAGTCCATAAAGTCCATCGCCTTATTTTCTTCTTCTGTAGATTGCGCCCGCAGCTGTGTAACCGCATCCATCTCCTTCTCCGGCGCGGTTACGGCCTGCACTCGATCCGCCCATTCGCCCTGCGTCCTGCGTAACTCGACCTCCCGAGACTCTTGCGAGCGCCTCTGGTCGGCCAGGTCCTGCATTTTGCGCGTATAGTCGGCCTGCTGGTTTTTCACCGCCTTCAAGACGGGCTGGTACTGATCCGGCACCGTAGACGGGTCCACGCGGGACCAATCTACCGTATCGGGGTTGAACGCCTCGGCATTGCTCGACTCAGAGTGTCCAATTCCATCCGCAGAGGATCCAGCCGGAGGGTCTTCGGGGAAAAGCTCTACGGCAGTGCTGTCCGCAGTCTCTCCCGAGGATTCCGCTGAAGTGTTCTCATCGGGCGAAATGGAGTCCAAATCCAGGATAGCTTCGGACATGGTTTACTCCTCCAGTTGGCGTTGGGCGGCGGCGACGGCCTCGGCGGGGGTTCCGCCATACGACCACTCCGGCCCTTCGGCCTTGGGTTTAGTGACTTCCGACACTATGTGGCAGCGCGATCCTCCCACGGGGTCGGCAGACTCGATGACCTTATATTTCTTTAACAGCGCCTGTTTATGACTATAGCTCTCCACCACGCATCCGAAGCCGTCGTGCCACTTGCCGTACATGCCCGAATGACGCTGCTGGAGGAAGTTGCCCCGCTTAAACCGCATCGTAGCCACGCCGCCGCACTGGGCGCAGCCTATTTTCCGCTGCACCTCACGATGACTGCCAAAGACCACATCCTCATGGAAGTGGCCGCAGTTAGTACATTCAAAGTCATGGAATATCATTTAATTTTGCCCCGGTGACCGTTGCAGCTGCTGGGCCATCTCCTGCGCGTTGGAGCGCACCATAGAGATGATATTGCCCTCCTGGCCGCCCCTCTCGCGCACCTCTGCCGAGGGCGGGCCCCCGCCACCGCCCTGCGGGGCACCCTGGGCCTTCTGTGCCAGGGCCTGCTGATGTTGCTGTACATGCTGCTGCGCCAGTTGTAACACCTGCTGTTGCTGTTGCGGTAACAACTGCTGCATCTCCGGCAGCGTCTGTATCTGGGCATGTATCTTCATATGCACCTGATGGTTCTCCTCGGGCGTCACGTTGGGGTTGGACCCTTGGAGGAGGTAGGCCACGTTCTCCATGCTCGCCAGCTTGGCGGCATCGGCATCGTTGCGCCCGAGGTATTTCTCGGGGTCGCTCACCTTGAAGGCTTTGAGCAGGCCCTTGATCGCCTCCATGCGGTTTATCTCGGGCAGCTGTATGGTATAGTTGAACAGCGCCAGGGCATCCTCGCGCTCCAGCTGCTCGGTGATCGGCGAGGTGCTGCCCGCGACGACATCCACCTTGAAGCGCACCCGCAGCATGTCTACGCTCACCGCCTCGTATACGGGGTCCGCCTCATTATGGGCCACATTGATCAGGAACTCCTCGGGGGTGTAGCGGGCATCGGCCATCATGCGGAGGGTGTTATGGACAGTAACCTTGTAACAATCCGCCACCCGCATCTGCATCCACTCGCGGTTGAGCTGGCCGAAGCTGGCGATGAGGGAGGCTTCGGTGGCGGTGCGCTTGGGGCCACCGCCCATCGCCATCTGCGAGACATTGAGGGCCTGCTCCTCATAGGCGCGGGCGTCGTTCTCTATGTTCAGCTGATCTGGGGGTGGGTTGCCGAAGTCCAGGGCCTTGAAGGATCCCTGCGGGTCTTCCACCCATATGATGTCGCCATCGCGGCCCCGCTGCAGTACCTCGCCGATGTCGGCATTGGCATCACGCTCTCTGCGAGACCCTAAGATGGTACGCGAGAAGCGTTTAAGGAGGTCGGCACGGCGCGAGATGCTCTCTACGATCAGCTTCTGCGTATCTTCGGCATAGGCCATCGGCGGCTGGCCATAGAACGACTCGGGCGTCTGGTCGAACCGCAGCGCATAGTAGGGGAAGCCGCCCTGGGTGAGATAGCCCCCTTCGGGCTCGAACTCGCCCGTCATCATCGGCTCGCCGGTGAAGGGGTCGGGGGTGGTGATGGGCCGCATGGCCAGCATAGGATGGTCGATCTCTTCTATCGGCTCGCGCACTGTCTCGGCGAAGGTTATGCGCTTCTTGTGCATGCGGTCATGGATCTCATAGAGGACGGTCATCTGACCTTGCGACTTGGCCTCGGTGACGGCCTCGCTCTCTTCGCTGCTGCCGCCGCTCTCGACATCATAGAGGAGGGTGTCGGTGCTGTTTTCCTCATCCACCGGCTGAATCTGCCGCCTGTTTTCAAAGCGGGGGTCATCGCGGACATATTCCAGCGGCACCATCATCTTCTCGATGATATAGCGGGCATGGGAGAGGCGGTGCGGGGGGGTGAGGGGGTCTATGAAGACATTGAAGGGGTTGACGCGATGCACATAGGGGAAGTCGTCGGAGAGGGCATCATTGATGGTGTAGGGCGCTACGATGTCATCATCGCCGGGCGGGTTATAGCCGAACTTAAGCCATCCCACGTCACAGAACAGCGCGTCGAAGATGACCTGCTGCACCTCTGTCTTGGTGTCCATCTGCTCCAGCGCCGCATTGGCGATGCGCTCCAGGATGTCGGAGGCGAACTCGCGGTTGGGCTCTTCGACATGGAAGAAGACATGGGGATAGTTATAGCTTATGCTGGCGATGATCTGACGGGAGAGGGGATAGAAGCGCGAGATACGGACGATCTTATCCTCGGGGAGGCCCGCCACCTCGAACTCCATCTCATAGGCCTTGAGGAGTCTACGCCAGAGCTTATGACGCCCGCGCATCCACACCTTGGTGTTTTCTATGGCTCCGCGCCAGAAATCAATGTCCTGTTTTTTCATGCGGCTACCTGGGCTAGATGCGCTGCGCCGGGAGGAGAGGGGGGGGGGCCTTACTTGGTTTTCTTGCCCTTTTTCAGCAGGTCGGCCTGGGCCCCTACGGGCTTGACACGCTGGCCGCCCTTGGGCTTGCTGCGGGAAGGCTTAGGTGTTCCGTTGAATGATGCCATGTGGTCCGTCCTCATTATGCCCACGGGGAAAAGTGGCCCGTAGGTCGTGGTGCTTTTCATGCTGTATCGTAACGGCCTTTCTTGCGACGCCCTGCCGCCAGCGTGTCCAGCGCCTGCTGGGCGGTGCCCTCATAGGCCACGTCGGGCGGGGCGGCATACGGCTTGTAACAATGCATCATCGCATACCGCCATTCATCCGCCGCATGATCTTCGGCCTGGGTGTCGAGGTCTTCGGGGTTGCGCGGCGAGCGCGGCAGCGTCGGCACCGTGCGGCAGAGGGCGTCGTTCCATCCTGCGAAGCAGTAGAACCTTTCGTTGATCAGGGCGTCGTTACAGACCCTCCATCCATTTATACGATCATTATTCGCTCTTGTCAACCACAATCCATGCTCTCCGAACACGTCGGCGGGGCTGCGGTTCATGGCCTCGCTCAGCCGCCGCTTGACGAAGATACTCGGGTCGGCATAGATAGCCTGGGGGCTCCGCCCGCCGGTGAAGGGGCATCCTTTGATGGCGGCGGTGATCGCCTCGGCATGCTGCGAGGCGGAGGCATTGCCCCGGTAATATTCTGTAACACGATAGACGTTATCGTCGTGGTCGACGGTATAGAGCCCAAACGAGCTGGGGGCCGCCTCGCCGTAGTCCAGCGCCCCGAAGAGCGGCCAGTGATCGGGGATATTGAAGGAGGGCACCTGCACCTTGTCGCCGTGCCAGTTGGCGAAAAAGGCCCCGACCATCGCATCCCAATCGCCCGCCAGCCACGCCTGCACCAGCTGCTCGTCGCCCACCGCCTTCAGCCGGTCTATATAGCCGGGGTCGCTTTGTAACAATACCTTATTATCTGTAACAAGACTACGGATATACATCCGCGTCATCCCATCGGGCCCCGTCACCAGGTGGCCCTCCTCGCCCGCATCGACAAAGTAGTGCTTGACCTCATTATGGCCGGGGCCGCCGGGGTTGCCCGTCACCCGGATCCGCTTCACCGGCACATCGTGCGCCGAGCGCAGGCAGGCCTTGAGGCGATGGTAGGCCTTGAGGTTGGGCCAGGAGCCCATCTCATCCCACCCTATCCACGTATACTGATGCCCCTGGTAATGATCGGCATCCAGCTCGGTCTCTATATGCCGCAGCTTGAGCGTCGCCCCCCCCGGAAAATGCCAGGTATGGGACCCCACCTTGTAGTCGGCCTCGGGGAACATCTCCAGATAAATAGCCCGGCTGCGGTCGACGATCTCGTCCAGCTCGGGGTAGGTGCGGCGGAACAAGACCCCCCGCCAATGCTCCCCATATTGCTGTATATCGGCGGCGAAGTCGCCCAAGAGCAGGTCCGTCTTGCCCCCGCCGCGCGCCCCGCCAAAGAAGATCTCATCGACAAAAGAAGCGCGTATCGCCTTCTCCTGGGGCCCCGCCTGGGGCTGCCAGTTCATGCCGACACCTCGAACTCAGCCTCCACCAGCACCTCCGCCGGACCCTCCAGCAATGCCACCGCCGCCTGCATCTGCTCATTCTGCACCAGCCACTCCGCATAGCTTTGAGCGCGCGGCGGCATGTTGGGTCCTAGCACCTCCACCGTATGCTCGATCTGTATGCGGTCATCCCCCACCTCCTGCCGTATCTGCTCCAAGACCTTCAGCCGCAAGGAGACCCGCGGCTCGGGGATATGATCGAACATCGCCGACAAGACCTTGACCCGCTCCTTGCGGTCCGCCAGCTTGATATCCGAAAAATCCTGCTGGTAGATCCGCAGCTGCTTCTGATACTCGGCCTGGAAGTCGTCGTCCGCCCGCCAGTAGTTCACCGCCTGCTTCGTCACCCCCAGCTGCTGGGCGATCTGCGCGGTGAGGCGGCTCTTGGAGAAGCGGTCCAAAATCATCATATGAATCGCCTCCTGATGCTTCTCGCGGATCTTCACCTCAATAACTCCATACCGTAGGCCTGGGACCATGATACTCGATATTGCCCAGGTCATCCAAATGCAGGAACCGCCCGTGATCGTCCCCGCCCTGATCCACCCCGATCCCCGTAAAACCCAGCTCCAAAGCATTGCCCAACACCTGGTAGGCCCGCTCCCCACGGCACACCACATCCACCGCCCGACCCATCGTATGCGCCCCCGGACGGTCCTTGCCCCTCTCCACCGGATGCGTCTGCGAACGATAGCCCGAGCTGATCACCAACAGACCCACCACATCCCGCAGCCGCTGTAACCGGTCCAGAAAAGACTCGTCCATGACACATGCGCCCGTATGCGAACACTTCAACTCGCCCACGCTGAAGTTAGGCCAGCGCTCCCGGTCAAACGAAGCCTCGGTGAAACTAGTCATCTACCTTGGAATCCCGTTGTTCAGGAATTTGTTCAGGATAATCAAATAAGGCCTGAACACGCCTGAACACATTTAGCAACTCGTTGTAACAGAATGAATTAGTAGTTCAGGTACGATTCTTGCGAATGAAATGGTGACTAATTACACCCCCCACCCAAAAAGCAATAAATAGCCATCAACGCCCAATGTAACCGCCCCCCTCCCCCCTGTCAACGGGGATTTCCCCCAGCCCTACAACACCCCCAGAACCCAAAAGCGTGAGATTCTATCTGCGCTAGAAAAAGGCTAGCGCAGTTTACATAACCAAAAGCGTGAGATTCTAAAAAAAATAGTACCCCGCTCCAAGACAATGACTTAGCCCCCGGCACCTCTACTAGCGCCTTGGCTAGCGCTAGCCTTTTTCTAGCGCAGTTTACATAATTTGTGCCGGAAAAAGGGAAAATCATAGCCCCCCCCAGGCCGGTTCTAGCCCCGACCCCGACGGGTCCGACAACGTGCCCCCGACAAGGCGCGTGGGGGTGAGTATATTCGGGATCGACATCAACAGCCGCCGCCTCGGTCGGTTCACCTCGCCCCGGTTTACATAAGAATATTTATACGGCAGGATCTCGAGCTTGCATCCGGCCCCTACACCCTTGGCCATGGCCTAGCATGGCCCCAGAGGCCCCTAGCATGGCCCCAGAGGCCCTTGGCCTTGTAACAAGGCCCAAGGCAAGGGCTAAGCTTACAGTAGCTTAGGCGCGTGACTAGGGAGTCAAGACAAGATTGTCCCCAGCTAAACCCTACTCCCTGGCCTTCGCTGGCCTTCCCCAGCTTCGCTAGCCTTGGGCCTTACGGCCCTTGCCTTGGGCCCCTCGCCATCCTAGCCTGGGAGTTAGTAGAGGGGCTGCTTATGTAACAACCTCAATTTCATATGTCCTAGTACAATATCAAGTATTAGGCTAGTACCGGGGGTCTAGGGGTACTGGGGGTCTAGGTACTAGGTGCTAGTACTAGAGGGGGAAGGTTGTTACAAAGAGGAAGGCCCCTCAGGCTTGTTACGGCGCTGAGGGGCCTTGTTGTTACATGGGCAAGGGGCTAGGCGAGGAGCGAGGCCAGGGGCAGATAAATAATAAACAGAACCCCCGGGGCCCCCCAGGCCCGGGCCTGGGCTTTGCCGGCCTGGCGCTGGGCTTTGGCCCGGGCGTGTTTGCTGGGGCCCCTGGGGCCGTACTGGTGCCCCCTGGGGGCCCATTGTTTACGCTGAGGCCGGGGCTTGGACGTGCGTTGTTTCCGTATCATTTCAACCTCCCTTGCTGGGTGAATTTTTTGGCGTACCGAGAATCGATTTTCCACTGGCGCAAAACAGAGCCCCCCTAATGATGGGGGCGCTGGGCATATCCCCCGGCCTGGGCTATCTCTGCAATAGTTTTATGCGCGTACTCCGCATCTTCCCACTGCTTAGCCTGGGCCCTGTTTCCCGACAATCCAGAGCTGAGGCGGGGGACGACTAGGTCAAATTCCCCTAGCTGCAGGCCCAGGCTCTGGCCTTCGCCATAGCCGTTATGAGTCGCGGGGGCCGTTTCTTTGTCGCGCTCTAGAACCGCGAACCCCAGACGGCGTAATGCCCCGGGGCAACACAGAAAAAAGGCGATTTTGTCGAGGTCGAACGCCTCGCCCATTTCTCGAATAGGGCAAATAATGGCAAAGTTTCTGCCCGCCCCGATACTAGTCAAAGCTATCGACAACTCAACATGTATCCCCTGGCGCTCTAAACTCTGTAATAAGCCCAATATCGCAACGCCCCGCATATAGACGGCCCGGTCGGAAACGAACCAGGCATAAGCTACCTCTACCGATACTCGACAACTGGGCTTGTTGGGGGTCGTGCCCAGGTCCATCATGCAGGCGGGGTCCCCGGCGATGTAGGCGGGGACGCTAGGTATAGAGCCCGCAACATCAAAGGTAAAATCCGGGCGGGGGGCGTTGTTGGCCCCCGCCTCTACCTCTATCATCATCTCACGCAAATCTTCCCGGGCCCGGGCATATCCCTTGCGGGCCAGGTCTATATAAAACGCGACCATAGTCCAGGAGTAGGCCCCGGTGCAGGCCGCCCTAGCTTCGACAATATCCCAGTCTTTGCTATCCCCGTTGCTGGTATGGGCAAACGGTTTCTCACTGCTGCAGCTAGCCCCCTCAGCCCGGGGCGTATCTTCTATAAAACTGATCAAATCCTCGACACTAGTAGCCCGCCCTATGCGGGCGTCTGTTACGGCCTGGTGGGCCTCGCAGGCTTCGACGTGTTCCGTTGTCCAGTGCATGCTAGTGCTCCCCCTGGGCCTCTTTGGCCTGGGCTTTTATTTTGTTAATAGTAGCGAGGTCCAGGCCCTTCCATATGAAGGCCTCTTCTATCAAGGTCCGGCGTATCTTTTGGCGTAACAACGCCACGCCCTTAAGCGCGGCCCGGGGGCTTACAATATGATTTATCCCCAATACCTCAACGGCCTGAGCGTAGGCTATAACATCCCGGAAATAGCCCTCAATATCCGCTTGACTGTAGGCCCGCCGGGCTTCTATCACTAAGGGCTTTTCTTCGCCCTCATACTCCACCCCGGTTATGGCCGCTGTCAAGGCCCAGTCATAACACATATAGACAAAGGCATAGCGTTCTGTCACGGCTCCGTCTATAGGTTGGCGGCCCGCGTGTTTCAATGTCGCGCCCTTGCCAATGGTATTCGCCGCAGCGATGCAGCAAAAATCCTCATGCATCGGAACAACCTCCCCATTCGGAACGCTCAATATCCCATTTTCTAGGGCGGCGTTGAACGCGACCAGGGCCCCGGGGTTGCTGGCGTCTATCTCATCCCACAAGTACAGGCCCCCGTTTTTGTAAGCCTCGTAGAAGGTCGTGCTGACGTAGTTTCCCTGGGCATCGTTATAGCCTAACAACTCATATTTTTGCAGTATCGCCCCGGTATAAAAAAACGGGAGTTCCAGAGCTTCCGCGGCCCGCATCGCCAAAGTAGTTTTTCCGCTCCCACTGGGGCCGCACAAATAGACGTTATGGCCCGCCCCTAGTAGCGTAAGAATCCAGGGAAAGGTTCTATGGTTTAGGCCTTTCATCTCTTTTACGCTCTCGCCCCGTACTACCTCGATGCGGTAGCTTGCACTAATACTTGTTTCAATCCTACCTACTCGCTCTAATATCTCATCGACCCGGGGGTCTTTGCCCCCGCCTAGGATCTCCGCCAGGGTGTTGCGTTGCTCTTCGCTGATAACCACATCCCCAGGGGCCGGGGCTGGGCTTGTTGGGGGCTTAGTATCTGCAGGTTGTCTAGTGTCGGTAGAATGGGCCTGGGCCTGGGTGCCTAGCTCTAGTTCAGTCCCTGCCCGGGGCCACCCCTTGCCCGCCTTGAGATCATTAAATCTTTGCTGTTTGTGTTTCGTGCAAAGGGTGCCGGGCTCGTTGGAAACGCCCGCTTTAAAACAACCTATAACATCGCAGTTTATATTCATGGTCCTTACTCCCTCGCTGGTGTGTTGTTTGCCCGGGGCCTATCCCCGGGCCCCTATAATACCATATCACTTGCTAAGTGTCAAGCCATTTGTAACAATAACCCCCAAACAAGGGGGCCCCAGGGGCCGGGGCCTGGGGGCCCCGCCCTATAATAGGTAAAAGGGCCCCTGGCCCCTGGGGGCCTGGGGCCTGGGCCCAGGGGCCTGGGGGCCTGGGGGCCCCTGGCCCTGGCCCCCAGGGGCCGGGCCTCGATTAGATTAGATTAGATTGATTGATTGATTGGGATTAGATTGTAACAATATCAGATTACGACTTTTTACTTTAACACTTGACAAGCCAAGACCGATTACATATATTAAAGCCATCGGCGGGGTTCACCCGCCACCAACCCAAGCAAGGGGAAAAATAATGGGCCACGAAAAAGAGGAAGTCCTAGAGACGGTGCGCGAAGCGGAGCAATACGTAGTCCTAGCGCTCAGCAACGAGGGATTATCTCAATATACTTGTGCAAGGAATGATTGCCTTGCCTTAATGCTGATGGAATTTTTTGATAGGCACCCCGGTGTCTTTGACGCTATGATACAAATGAAACTGGCCAACCAGATCGGCCACTTGGCGGAGGAAAAGCTGGGCACGGAAAAAGCGCGCGAACTGTTGGAGATGCTGAGTCGCCTTGTGCAAGGCGAGGGCGGCGGTGAAGAGGAAAAAGGCTTCCTCGCCACGCCCAAAGAGGAAATGTTGGAGGGCCTCATTGCTGGAGCCCAGCCTATCGGCGGCGAAGAGGGGGACGGCTCTTCAATGGAGGAGATGAAAAAGTTTATGGACGGGCTCTTCAAAGACAACGACGCACCCAACTAAA